ACGCCTAAGTGAGTTTAAAGACCTGTAAAAGTTACTTCAAAAAAGAAGAACCCATATCAATGCGCTGCCAAGACTGCAAAACCTGCTTATCTGCTATCAAGAAGGGACACATAGAGTGTATGAAAACCTTCAACTACAAGAAATCCAAGGTCATCGAAGCTGCTGCTACTCACCAGCAACGAAACATCTACAACTTCCTCAAGACATTTGGTTGTCCCAGATCTCTTGATGTAGAAGTCGAACTTTGTGCCAAGAATCAATGGTTGGAAGAATACTATTCGTTTTTCCGTTCGTGGCCACCCAGCTATGAGGCCAAATTGAGTCTCATTCGTTCAATGACACACGCCGCTCTCAAATATGGTGATGTGTCTATGTTGAACGGTGTGTATTCATATGAACCGTACGGAACGCGTGTTCGAACGCAAACTTCAACTTTCCATGACGCCTTTTCGGGAGTTCATATGTTCGCTGCAATGATTAACGCTATCAAGTCTGCTGACACCGGAAAGATTGAGAGAATTTATGAGATTTTCTGGGAAAGATCCAATGAATGGTCCCCGACAGATTTTCGCGATGCTATCTGGACAGGTTCTGACGATGTTCTTGCCAAGGTCATTGAAATGTGGAAGGGGTTTCGCGGGAGGGTCGTGAGTTATCAAACGACGGGGCGTGCTACAAACCAACTGAAATTGCTTACTATTAAGCATAACAATATCAATATGCTCAAAATGCTGGACAGAGAAATAAGTGGATATCCGTCGGGGATGATGCATGAAATGCGACACACGAGAGGTCACTCTACCCAAGCTCGTCGGGAAATGATCGCATATGTTTGGGGGCGTCGAACGCCTCGGATCAACGCGTCGCGAAGAGATTACACCGCGAGTTTAGCTACGGGAATTGTTGAACGTGAGAGAATTGAACAGCGCCAAGCCACCGCCGCGCCCGTGGCTCCGGTTCGGGAAAAGGTAACCAATCTTCAAAAAGCGTTGGGGATCATTGAAGATTGCGAGCTTCCGGAAGGAAAGTACCTGGAACTATGCAACATTCTCATGGATGTGCATCGCCGAGGTGTTTGTTAGAAATTAGAAATAGCTAGAAAAATGTAACACTATCCTTTCATCAATGTCATAAGAGCGAGTGCGCCGATGATTCCACCCACACGGGTCGTTGGAACTCGTGGTGGGCCACTGTTGAGCTCGTTCTGTTCTTTTATGGCAGCCTTGATCTTATCAAGCTGACTACTTCTTTTCTGATCTTCTATTGTCATAGTCTCTAGGATGTCTTGTAAATTTTCATGTATCATTTTATTGAAATCCTTGTTTATATTTTCGTCGTCAAATATGACATCCCAACACGTGTGATGAAGTATATCCCGCATAAGTACCCGCTTTACATTATCATTTTCATCAACTATTTCTACAGTTAAATAGAATGCACTAGAATATGGATCTAATTGAACTGTTGATGCGGCCAGACATTTCGGGAGTACGAGATATTGTAAATTTGTCGTTGAATTGATAGAACTACGGTTAAAATGTCTCAATACGCGACTGTCATCCCTTACATTCTTAATGTAGCCATGTTTATATAATATAGGCGGAATCGTATAAGTTTGTGTTTCTGGATCTGTCTTACTCACGTCAAGTTCAACCCCATTTCCGAATATATTTAAACCCACACCGTTTATATTTGTAGCAATCGTTTTCACTGATATTCTAAGATAATATCGCGAAAAATTGACGAAAATTACATTATTCCGGGAGGAATATTTCATTTTAGATCCCCGCGTACGCTTCAGTAATGTGCATGACCCAAGATCTATTTGATATGGGATATCATAAAAGGGGATCATTCGTGTTATAAATCTTAAAAATCTACTAGAGGCGCAACGATTCTTACGACGTTTTTTATTCCCATTTTTACCCGAAATCCCACCAGTTTCACTAGATGCATGATATTGTTTTAAAAATTCCTGTAATGTGGGATCGATCGGCTTGTACCAGTTGGGTAACTTGATTTCATCATTTTGCCAAAGGCGATTCACCTTGAAGCATGAAGTCATGTTATTTAGGTAGATTTTAATGTGACAAATGAACAAAAATCATTTTGGATGACAACTAGATACAATCACCTCGGTCGTCGTAGATTCTGGATTTTTACTGTTTATAGAGCGTCTCGCCTTGACATCGGATATCTTGTAATCGCCAAATGTACGTCTAACTAAATCAACTCCCGCATTACTCATTACAAATTGAGCACCACTCGCCTTCGTCATCTCAAATAGAGTTTCGTGATCCTTGAGTCCGAACCCATCTTTAGTGTATCCCACAAAAGATGTTTTCGTCTCCGGTGCGTATGGTGGGTCTAAGTACATGAAGTCATCGGACTTGACGCGTTGTATCGCATCTCTGAAATCGCAGTGTTTAAACTCAACGCGTTGTAGTTTCGTGGATATATTTTTAAACTCATCTATCGTAAGAAATTGTGGGGTATTTTTATAATGTCCGTATGGAACATTGAACCCGTTGGGACCCTCGCGAAATACACCTCTGAAGCACGTTTTGTTTAGGAATATGAACATCGCCGAGTGGTCGCCCGTGTCCGTATTGTATAGATGTCGTATCCAATAATAATAACTTTCCTTAGACGTCATGGCCTCGTTTTCATTTGTAGGTTTTCTATTTATTTCGGTACCATTAAGAGAATCATACGTATTAAACAGTTTCATAACCTCTTCGTGAAGTGATATTGGTCTAATTTGAACATCTTTGTATACCTGTATCAATGTTTTATTGAGATCGTATGCGTATAGTTTTCCCATCACGTTACACCTATCTAGGACGGCGAATAACACGCTCCCTCCACCCACGAATATTTCGTGATAATCATTTATTTTATCGGGAAAATTACCTAAGACAAAATCTAGTATTTGTGTTTTCCCACCAACCCATTTAAGAAATGGTTTCATACATATAATACGTTGTAGTTTTTAAGCTACGAACCCCTAAGTGAAATTCAATATCTAAAAAGGTTACTTTAATTTGCCTCCAGCCATGGAAGACCTTACCGCGCTCATGCAATCTGTTGATACCATCTCCAAACACGTACCGGAGGGAGAATACATGAAAATGTGTCAAAGTATGCAAAACCTATACAAGGTTATACAAAAGCAAACTTTACCCAAACCACAAAGGGTTGCGCAACAACCGCGACCAGTTGATCCTGACGTATGGAGAGAAAACAGACAGGAATATGCTGATCTCATCAATGCGCAGACCCGAAGAGGAAATATAATCAGAAATGATCAAAGCCGTCTTAAGTATCTGAAAATCAGACAGAGAGTGACTGCCGAGATTAAAAGGGATGCGGTTCGCGATTTCGCACGAGATAATGACATTTTTATCCGTGAATGTACGATTGAGGAACTTCGTTCGAATGGATGTAACATTCCCAACGAACGAACTTTTTACCGTAGTTATATGGACAAACAAAATACGATTACGCGCAACTTACTTACAGAACTCAATAACTCCATTAGGCAGAATACCGAGGAAATGGAACGGGATAGGCAACGCTTGAATGAACTGCATATGTACTTTAGTCGTTTTTAGAATTATAATATATTTAGCCCAAATCTAGTTTTCATAAGTTTCATCGCGTCTCGTAAGTTTGGTTCGCTCCATAGGAGCCATCTAGACCAAAAACCCGCTGTTTTCAACCCCGAGATTCCCCATTCTTCCCGTCTGCTCTTAGCCACTTTAGACATTCCCTCATGTACCCTTTGTGGGTCAATAAATTTGCGTGTATATACGCCACCGTGACGTGTTATGTAACGACGCATGCGAATGGGATCTTTGTGTATGGTATAATCTGAATATCCCTTTGCGCCAAAATCCACGTGACTACCGTCTGGAAAAGTCACTCGGTATTTCTTTTCAACGATCGGACTCTTATTGAGAATGATCTTCATTACTATAATATATGAAAATTTTCGTGTTATCAATCCCATGACCAACGTTCCCATAATCGCCTCAAAAGATACGGCGCTAATTCCCTAAATGACCCGGACGGTACGTATCTAAAATCTACTTGTCCGGGTTCTCTTCCTAAACCTAATAATTGTGCCGTCACATATTTATCCCGGCTAAAATGTGTTGCGAGTTGTAATGATTCCTCGTTATGTGTAGCTAAAATTGTGTGTGCGTGTGGAGCGGTCAGTGCTTCAGATAATGCGTCATTGTATTGTCTATCTGTATCGGATTTATCAGTGAATACACCGGGTTGTTTTCTAAGATATGCGCCTCTCACGAGTTTTATACCAATCATTATTTCGTCCTTTTTCGCCCTATCTATATCCCGCATCATATCATCGATTGCGTCCCGTCTGTACATTTGATATGTATTATATACGTGTGTATAAGTGGATGTATTGTGTTCATGCATGAGAGAATAACATAAATCGGGATATAAGACATCCTCTGCGTCTATACACACACTCACACCTCTCGTCTTTGCGTGTTGTATCAATTTAGAGACATGATGCTTTGCCTGTGTCGGAGACTCTCTACTCCCAAAACTAGTGAGTTTTAAGGCACACATGGATCCTTTAGGAATTGTATTTATCATCGATTCTGTAGTTTGGCGTATGCGCATAGCTGATGATAGAGATACGTTCTCTTTGGCATAATCGAGAATCACACGCTCTCCGTTTTTATATAATTCGCTCATTACACGTTTCAATTCAAATCTAAGAGCGGCATATCGTAGCATATACGTAATAAAAATATTATTTTTAATACCATTAAAGAAATAGGTTCGAATTATAGTTAGAATGGAAAAACCCAAAATTCGTGCGTTATCGTTATTTTCTGGGTGTGGAGGTGACACTGTCGGGATGACCAATGCCGGTATAGACGTCACCCATTATTCCGAATTAAAGCCCACATTTCAAAATACACACGAACTTAACTTTCCAAAGTCCGAACTGATAGGCGGGGATATAAATAAAATAACGGATGGAGAATTTGAAAAATTAAAAGGAAAAATCGATATTATATTTGGTGGATTTCCATGTCAAAGTTTCTCAAACGCGGGTAAAAAGAATCCAAATGATGCGAGGGGACAGTTATATCTTCAGTTCGTAAGAGCGGCACGTATAATACAACCTAAATACATCATAGGTGAAAATGTAAAGGGTCTATTAACGCGTACAACCAATGAAGGAGAAAAATTCATAGATATCATAATCAAATCATTTAATGATATAGGATATACGTGTCACTATAAAGTCTTGAAGGCGCACGAACACGGCGTTCCTCAAAAACGAGAACGCTTGTTTATTGTGGGTTCTAGAGATTCTAATTTTAATTTTGAATTTCCCGAACCAGAGAATACGTCCCCAGATCTCAGGGATATAGTCGGGTTTGATATGGAGGGTGCGTTGAAAGTACCCGAAGAACTCATAAAAGAAGCTGGTGTTAAGGAAGAAAGTATAATGTTCGGCGAAGGTACATCGATTGGAAAAGTACATCCGTATCTCGCTTTACACGAAAAGGCGCGCGGCGTCATGTGGAAAAACAAACGAATCAGCGAGTATCAATTCTCATTTGGAAAACGAATCTCGCCCGTACACTGTGAGATCGTAGATATAACAAAGCCGAGTAAAACAATCATATGTACGTATGATCATCAACCAAGATTATACGTAACATTAAAGACGAGTGATGGGTTTTATCTAAGACCATTTAATATAGTTGAATTACAACAGATACAGGGGTTTCCAAAGGACTATACATTCGCTGGAAATCATAAAGATAAAATTGTGCAGATCGGAAACGCAATTCCACCAAAACTAGTTGAAGATATTGTATCGCGCCTAACTCTATAAAGTGGTTATTTCCCGTATTCTGATGACATGTTTCACATGGTGCCTGTCTTGAGAACAAATCGTATGAATACCGTCATGTAAATCTGTCGCTAACTGTTTAATTTCACTCGCGTGAATTTCGGCACGCGCAAGGCATTTATTGTCGATGGACCATCCTATATCTCGGTAACTAAGAACGTGACGTTCGTGCTCGTCATCCACGACCTTCCAAATCCTCGAACACTTATCGGTCACATTAACCACGGGATATACTTCATCATCACCGAACTCGGCTCGCATCCCTAAATGATCGTATTCAATCTTTACCATAGCACCAATTTCAAATTCGGGAATCGCCTTCTTCCCTCCGATAGCTTCTACAAATTCTTTGTATTCGCCGTCTTGTATCTCATACTTCTCTTGAATTTTATCCAACAAGACAAGTAGGTGGTGACGATCCATTTTTTACTAGAAAAATGTAATCGCTCGTCTAACTTAGGTGGTCATTGAGTTTTATCCCCAAATTAATAAAAATCATACAAGTCAGAATGGATTCACCATTAGAAAAGGCTGCCAATGAATTCTTATTTGAAAAATTACAATGGAAGGATTCGATGAAAGATGATTCGTTCAACCCCACATTAGATGTAAAATTAGATCTAAACGAACTGACAAGAATCAAAAATGAACACACAGACTTACCAACCGCTCGGATTTTAGAGAATAATTCAAATCGTTATACATACAGAAGACATCCACATCAAATCTATAAACTCATGACAGAGGTAAGTAAAATAATGGGCGGATTCGCAGTTCCGACTGGTTTGTATTATTATCCACCCGGTGGGGCTTGTGGATGGCACACAAACAGTAACAATCCGGGTGAAAGGTATTATTTGGTATGGACTAAAGAGTCCGGTAAAAGTTTTTTTAGATATTACGATAACGAGAAAGATGAAATAGTTACACAATACGACAAGAAGGGGTGGGCTCTTAAAAAATTTAAAGTCTGTGATAAAAAACTATTATGGCACTGTGTTGGTAGTGATACGACGAGAATCAGTATAGGTTTCAAATTAAATAATAATCACGTACTAAATGGAAAATTAAATTTATACGACGATTATTTCAATGGCAAGGAAATGACAAAAAATGAATGTTCCATTAATAATTTCATAATCGGGGCACACTCGACTCTAGGAAAAAGTGATCGATGTGACTGGTCGGTTAAACACGATATGATGGGGAGACTACCGCTAATACTCATAGATGATATACTATTTGAAACATCCACCGAAGAAATACCGATAAATTTGATTTCTTGGAAATCTAAAGATACACCAGAATTTAAAAATTACAAGTGTGTTAATACGGATAACTATCTACCTATAGTGGTAGTCCCAACTAAATTAAATCCACATGATTGTTTATTTAGAGCTATAGACGGCTCTCACAGACTATGTAAGCTTCGCGAAGAAGGCGCAGATACGGTAAAATGTTTTATTTTAGATGAAGATAGGTTTCTTAAAACTATCGTAAACACACCACTTAATATACCCGAGCCGGTGATCCTAAAAAAACACATAACAGAACAACATCTTGAAAACATAATCGATAAGAAATCAAAAATCCGCGGTAAAGTCATAAAACATTTAATTAAAACGACACCACTTTCTAACGCCGATAGGTTTAAGTATTCGATTACAAAACTATCGAATGACAATGTGTATATGTATTCAAAAGAATCACTCACTTATGGGATTTTACTAATAAATCTCGAAGAAAACCCTCTCACGTTTTATTTTATACATATGGGATGTTCATTTACGATCGAAAAAGGAGAAATTCTCATGTTCCCATTATCTTGTGAACCATACGGATATACAAAATTATATGAACACACGGTAGATCGAAAATGTAAAGTGTTTAAACTTGTAAGTTATGTAAATGTATAACGTTACAGGTTTAAAAAACCTAAAGTATATCTTTTTTTTAATATTAATCGTCGGAACCACCCCACCTACTCCAGTATGATCCCGGGACACGCTGGGGACTAAGTGTACCCCCAATTGCCGGTTGCCATAAGGCCATATCCCAAGCGACGTCACCAAATCTTTCGGATACCTTAAAATATCTACGGTGGAAATGTCCCCCGGGTTTGTTCCTTCCCCAACCGAGTAAAATTCTCATGTTCTTTAATCTATCCTTACAACAATCTTTGCGATTTCGAATCCAAACATAGTCTATCGGGTACTCCCTTCCCAAATCGATATATATCCATTGA